GCGCGGGTTTTCCCTTCTGAGAGGAACAAATCATGGCTGATTATGGCCTGCTGAAGATCCGGCTCACCGATGGCCGAAACATCAAGGTGCGCGGCACCGCCACGGAAATTTCGTCGCCCGTCAGCGCCGAGGCCATCGTCAACCATGACGGTTCCCTCGATCGCAGCTTTACCGCGCGGGCTTACGAGCTTTCGATCTCCTTTGCCGCGCGCGACGAAAGCAACAACCTCGTGAATGTCCATGAACTGATCCGCGCCGCCCCGGCCAGCATCTCGGTGATCTCCGCGGGCGAAAGGGCCATCCGCACCTATTCGCGCGCGGTCTTCATCGGCGAAGCCTCCACCGATCTCAATACCGGCGAAGTCACCGGCATGATGGTGCGGGCCGAGGGCCGCGAGGTGAACAATGTCTGAGGCGCTCAACCGCAGCGACCTGCCCGATGGATCGGTCCGGCTCGACTTCGCCGAACCGATCCCCGATGGCGCCGAGCCGAAAAAGAGCCTTGTGGTGCGCCGCCCGACCATCGGCGAGCAGATGCGGCTTGGCGACCCGCTGACCTGGGTGATCGACGACAAGGCAACCATGCCCGTGGTCAGCCGCCCGCTGGTTGAGGATTACGCCCGCCTGCTCATCACCGGGCATGATTGGGACTTCGTTTCCCGCGCCACGAACATGGCGCTCGGCATGGCGATCGAGGAAGCGATCCTTGGTTTTTTTCGCAGCGCGCGGACCACGTCGAAACCCTGATCCGCGCTTTGGTGCAGGCGGGGCTCCCGCCTTCCGAAATTGAACGCATGAATGTGCCGCATGCCCTGCGCTGGCTCGGCATCCTGAGAGGGTGAGCCATGGCGACCGTTGTGCGCGCTGAAGCGAAGATCACCGCGCAGAACGCCCTGCGCCCGGGCATCAATTCGGCGATCAACGACCTGAGGCGGTTCAAGCAGGCCTCCGAGCAGCTTGGAAAGGCGCGGGCCTTTGAAGAGCGCATGGCCGGCATTGGCAACGCGATGAAGGCGGCCGCGGCCGGTTTTGCCGCCTATCAGGTGGTGGAACAGGCCAGGCGCGCCTTGACCGACTTCGCCCGGCTCGACCGCGACATGACGCGCATCGGCATCACCGGCGATAATGCCTCGCCGGAGGAAATCGCCAAGGGCCTTGGCGAAATGCGCCGGCTTGCGGTTGAAACGGCCATGCCGATCAACAAGCTGAAGGACGGCATGGAGGCTCTGACGGCCTCCGGCGAAAGCTTCCAGCGCTCGATGGAAATGCTGCCCTCGATCACGCGCACCGCGCAGGCCTCCGGCGCGGCCACCGGCGACATCGCCAATACCACGCAGGCGATGACACGCCATCTCGGCATCCAGATCAGGGATCTGGAAGCCGCGCAGGACATGATCACCCGCGGCGGCGAACTGGGTGAGTTTGAACTGAAGGACATGGCCCGCTACCTGCCGAGCATGGCTCCGGCCGCGAAAGCGGTTGGCATGGAGGGCAAGAAGGGTCTCGCCTATATGGTGGCGATGCTCCAGGTGATCCGCGCGGGCACCGGCACGGCCGAGGAGGCTGCGGCAAGCGCGAACAACATCTTCCAGAAGATGGAAAGCGAGGAGACGGCCGGCAAGTTCAAGAAGATGGGCGTCGATCTGCGCAAGGAAATGGCCGCCGCGCGCAAGAATGGCGAGAACCTCATTGATGCCTTTGTCAGGCTTTCCGAGAAAGCCCTCAAGGGCGACATGTCCAAATTGCCGCAATTGTTCTCCGATCAGGAATTCGCGCGCGGTATACGCGCCCTGCTCAATGGATATGGCAAGCTTCCGGGCCTGATCGAGAAGATCAACAACAGCCAGGGCGCGGTTGCGAACAACCTCAAGCGGATCACCACCGACACGCAGGCCACGCTGGACCGGCTTTCCGAATCTGGCGACCGCGCCCGGCAGGCGGCCGGCGCGCTTTTGGCCGATCTTGCATCGCCCAACCTCGCCAATGCGGCCGATAACCTGCAATCCATGGCGACCTCCATGGAGCGCATGCGCGCCGCCGCGAAGGATGGCGGCATTCTGGGTGCGATCGGCCAGGGCGTGAAAGACTACCGGGAAGCGTTGGATCGCGACTTGGCCAAGCGCCGGGATGTATTTCAGCGCGGGGCCGACGAAACCACGCTTGCCGACATGCCGGGACGGCTCGCCCTGACCAACCAACATGCGGGCCNNNGCCGCACTCTCCCGAGAAATCGGGCGGTCGATTGCGGACGGCGTTGACGCGTTCAACAAAGACCCGGCGAACAGGGGGTCTACCCTGTTCGGCATGACCGGTGCGCATGTGGCGGATTTCGCAAGAATTCGCGAGATGGCGCACCACATGCAGGATCGCGCGCCGCGCTTCTCGAGACCGTTGCCCGGCCTGCCCATTCCGCCTGAGCGGAAGAACAGACCCGGCTCTTTCGACGTGGCGCCGCTCGACGACGCAGTCACCAAGGTCGAGGCAGTAAAAAACACTCTGGATGATGTAGCTGCGGCGGCAAAAACGCCGGGCCCGGCTCTCGCGGCCTCGGTCAAAACCGGAGTCGATCAGGCAATTGCCGATCTTGAGCGGCTGAATTCGGCAATGCGCGGCATCGGCCGGGGCTTCCCCACCGGCCGAACCATGAGTGAGGTGGAGTGATCAGTCCTTCTCGGGTTGAAGGCCGAGGGCGGAAAGCAGCAAACGGCGAACCGCCTCGGGGCGGCCCGGCTTCGGCTCGGGCTGCCTCTCGATCCACGCATCCAGCGCGGAGAGAAGGCGGGGCTGCAACCGCAACCCTATGAGTTCGCCCGTGCCGGTGGCCGGGCGCCCTCGCCGTTTTTTGTTATCAGAAATGTCTTGATCGCTCATAGAATTTGAGTTATCAAAAAATCAGGCCGATGGGAAGCGCCAACTTCCGCACCGGCCTTAACCGCAACGGATCATCTGAGGATCACGTCATGGCTGACAAGCCGAATACCACATTCACGCCCTCGCGGCGATACCTGCTGGCAGGCGCTGCCCTGCTGGCGGCTCCGGTTCCGGCGATTGCCGTTGAAAAGCCGGTGAACCTCGAGGCCTATCTCGGGTTTCTGCAAGCCGAGGTGCGCAACACCTTGCGCGCCATGGGCATGGGGGAAACCGAGCGCGACATGCCGGTGTGCTGGTGCCCGCCTGCCCCTGCCCTCAACGGCACGGTGCAAAGCCGGGCGCGTGCCATCCTCGCCCGCGAGGTGCTGGCATGAGCGCGCTCCAGACCTTCGATTTCGAAACCAACGCCGTGCGCGCGCTGATGCGCGACGAGGTGCCGTGGTTCGTGGCCGCTGATGTGTGCCGCGCGCTGGGCCTGACCAATCCGACCGAGGCGCTGAAGGCGCTCGATGAGGATGAGAGGGCTAAGTTGAACTTAGGGGTGGTCGGCAAAGAGACGAACATCATTTCGGAGTCCGGCCTTTACACGCTGATCCTGCGCAGCCGCGATGCGGTGAAGGCGGGGACTGTGGCGCACCGCTTCCGCAAGTGGGTGACGGCGGAGGTTCTGCCGAGCATCCGCCTCACGGGCGGTTACCAGATGCCCGAGCCGGAATTGGCCCGCGCGCTTTACGAGCGCGAAAAGGGCCTGCCGAAGATCCGCAAGTTCTCGGTGGTGGCCACCGAGGAAAACCCGACCACGAACCCCGGTGGCGCGCTGCGGCGCTTGCTGCGCTCGGCTGCGGGCAATGGCCAGACCATCAGCCACATGCTCACGCTGGCGATGCGCGATCAGGTGGCTGCGCGCCGGCTCTCGGAATATGGCCTTCTGGCGCAAGCCGGGCCGGCCAAGAGTTATGTGGCGATTGCCAATGAGCATCGGTTTCTGGCTTCGGTGTTCGCCGGCACGCCTTGGCAAAAGGAATGGCGCTGCGCCTTCCTGCTGCTCGACGGTGCAGAGACGGCCCGCACGAAACAAAGTTTCGGCGAGGTCAAGACCAGCGCGGTTTATGTGCCGCATGTCACCATTCTGAAGTTCCTCAACCATGCGGAGGCGGAAACCCTGCCTCCGTAAGGGGGCGCCATGACCTATGACCAGCTTTCACTTCGCCGCGCCAGCTTCAACGGCATCCCCTTCTGGGTGCTGACGGGCGATGCGGAAGCCGGCCACCGGGTTTCCACCACGCTCATCCCCGGCGGCGCGCATATCAATGAAAGCTTTGGCCCGGCAGCCCGGAAATACGAGGTCGAGGCCTATTGCGTCGGGGCCAATGCCTATTCGGCGGATGCCCTG